TTGCAATGGAATCTCAAACAGTTGTAGTCACTGCATCACAGTTAAATCGTTCAGCAGTAGAAGAAATTGAGTTTGACCACTCTCATATTGCTGGTGGTATCTCTAAAATTCAAACTGCTGATAATGTGATTGGTATCTTTACGAGTAATGCGATGAGAGAACGTGGACAATATCAACTTCAGTTATTGAAGACCAGAAGTTCGAGTGGTGTTGGTTCTAAAATAAATCTAGTCTTTGACAGAGATAGTCTTAGAATTAGCGATTCAGATTTAGAAGATGATGATTTAGCAGTCGGTACACAAGATGCGTCAAAAGTGACAGATATATTAAAGAGAAAAACTACAATATCTACTAATGATGATGATTCTGCTATTCCACCAGAGAAAAATCAATCAGCGATAAGCCTTCGTGCAATGGTTAAGTCTAAAAAGGCTACTCCATTTGATGATAATTGATAAATACTGGTAGGAGAATTATTTTATGACTAAGAAACCACGTAGAAGTCTATTTGAAGAATTAAATTCAATGGCGATTTCCAAAAATGAACCTGAGAGATTTGTTGAGCAAAAAGGCGAACATATCATTTCTGGTGCAATAAATCTGATTGAATTCATTAACCGTGAATTTGATGAGGCTATTGCTGTGGACTTAACCAAGCGACTTGTTAATAGTATTCGTACGGGCGACATGAGAAAATTCAAAAGAGGAATAACTCATGCGAAACGAAAAGATGAATCTTAATCAACAACTAGAAGAATTAAAAGTCTTAGCAGGTATCTATAAACCATATCAAATGGAAGATACCACACAAGAGAATATTTCCTATACAGGTACGGAGAAATCCAAATATCAGAAGAAACATAAAATAGAACCAGGCACAAAAGAATGGTTTAAACTATGGTTTGCTCGTCCTAAATTGACAGGTGAAAATCCATACGGCAAGGAATAATATGAAGATTAGAGATATATTAGATGCAGGCTTAGAAAGAAGATTTAGAGGTCCAAGAAAGCCTCGTAACAAGCAAGTTGGTTTTCATCAGAAGATGAAGAAACTTCTGGATAAAGCCCTTAAAGAAGAGGGTGCAAGAATTCAACATATAGAAGACTTGATTATCTGGGATGGTTCAGTCGGTGGTCAAAAAGCAATTGCAAAACTACATCAAGTAGAAACTTCTCCAAAATCTCTCAGCATTAAATGGGATGGCTCACCAGCAGTTATCTTTGGTCGTAATGAGAATGGTGAATTCATTCTAACAGATAAGAGTGGCTTTAGTGCAGTCAAATATAACGGCAGAGTAACGAGTGCAGATGCGTTAGGCGATATGTTCAATAATCGTAAAGTAAAAGATGCTACTCCTGAAAAACTAGCAAACAAAGCCAATTTTGTTCAGAACATGAAGACTGCATGGGATAAAGTAGAAAGTGTTATACCTAAAGATTTCAGAGGATACTTACACGGTGACTTGTTATGGTTCTCAACTCCACAATCAAAAGACGGCAGACTTATATTTAAACCAAATGTAACTACATACTCGGTAGATGCTAAGAGTGATATTGGTCAAAAGATAATTAATTATGATATCGGTATTGTAGTGCATGTAGTGATGGACTTAGAAGGCAACAAAAGCAACGTAGATATGGGTAAACTTCAAGCAGGCAAAACATGGATTATGCCTCCAGTGTATGTTACTAAATCTCCAGGTGTTGACTTGCCAGAAGTAGACAGATTAGAAAGTTATTTAAAATCAAATGCAAATGCAATTGATAAGTTACTAGCAGTTCCAGCCGAATTAAAAATGGCAGACTTTGGTAATATTCTTTACACTTATATTAATAATAGTGTGAAAGCAGGCAACCTAGATAAACTAGGAAAGAATTTCAGTGAATGGGTAGGCACATCAAAACTAAGTGGACCTAAGAAAGAACGAGTAGTTCAGTGGGTAGAACAAAACAGTGATGGCTTTGAAGCAATCTTCCAATTCATTAATGGTGTTATGAACACAAAGAATAAAATTATTAAAACATTAGATTCTCAACCAGCAGATATCGAAGCCAGTACAGATGGCGAGAAAGGTGGAGAAGGCTATGTAATAGACAAAGATGTGAAACTTGTAAATAGAGCAGGGTTCACAGCGGCAAACATGAGGCAAGAGAGATAATTTTTTAACTACTAATAATAAGACCATGGGAAAAAGAGCAGTACCACACGTAAAAACACCAAAAAGAGGACAGAGAGCAACTAAGAAGAATCTGTCACACTCAACATTCGTATCAAAAAGGCACCCTAACAGCAAACGTGTCACAAGTGGTGCAGTCACATAAGATAAATACATGTGATATGTAAGAAAAGGAAGAAGTGATGTACAGCAAAGAGTGTAAATTGCATTTAGACGAAGCAAAGATGACACGATGGCAACATTTCAGACATGCACTTAGTATTGCTTGGAATTTAAAAAAGGCGGCAGGTGCAGTATTCATTCATGCATTTGCGCCAAGATATTTCAAATCATACGCAAGTGAAACATGTGACAGGATTGCGAAAGAGAACAAAAAATGAGTAAATTAAAACTTGTAAATACTTTATCAGAAAGTAGATTATTCAGAACAAAACAAATGGCTGGCAGTGTCAAAATTGATGATGCCGCAGAATTAGTTTTTGTTCATTTACTTATATTGAATATCTTTAATAAAGATTATGACTTCTCTCCGTTGGCTGGTGATATAGCATCACGTACAATGTCTTATAGAAACTTTGATTACTTTAGAACTAATGGCACTGATATGTATATGGCTCTCAATCGTTTGATGGGCAAAGATAATGATATTGGTGATAATGAAAAAGATGAAATAGCAAAGAGTAGACTTTCATTACAGAAAGCAGACGTTTTGAGATTTCTACTTCATTTCTCTAACAATAGAAGTGATGCATCTTTTGAACAAAGATACTTACTAAGATACCAAAGAAACCTTAATATACAAGATGGATTGTTAAAATCTTTACGTAGATTAGTTGGTGATTGGGATAATCTTAATCAAAATCAAAGAGCCTTGGTAGTTACAAGACTAGTACAATATATGCGTAGAAAGGCAAGACTTGCTGAAATAATGCCAGCACTTCTAAAATTACAGAAACGTGGTAATTATATGCATAAAGATAGTGATGAGGCTAAAGATACAGTTAAAAAAGTATGGGATAACCCAATAGTTAAGGCTGGTGCCGCAATTGCAGGCTATAAGGCAGTACAATCACTAGGTAGAAGATTAGGTGCTACTACGTACACTACTGATAGAAAACTTCGTAAGTTTTAATCAAAATCCATAAACAACGTCTTAATTATCCTCACTTTTTGATAAATAAGTGTGTAGGGTTATGAAACCCTAACAGTAAAGACTACGAGATACTATCTCAAAGTTTAAATTAACATTCTTTTAAGGAGAAATAAAATGGCTTCAAATACACTAGGTGGACAATCAAACGGTCTAGGTTCAAAAACTACAATCGTTAAATTAGCACTAACAAACATGACAGCGGCTAACTTGGGCACTATCTATGCGGCAATGGGCGCATTAGGTCACACAGTTGCTGGTTCAGGTACAGCAGACGGTTCAGCATTCGTGGCTGGCACAACTGACGTATTATTCATCGCTCTACAAGGCGTTGACTATACAGCAGACGCTACAAACGCCCACGGCGTAACTGGCGCGGTTACTACTGTTGAAGCAGTAATTGGCTAATACCTAAACTTTTAATTAAGTGAAAAAGCCCTCTTTATGAGGGCTTTTTTTATGTCTAAAGTTATCTTTTTCATGGCTTTGTATAAATACATTTGTAAGAGATTCAACTCTTACAGATGGTTGAGATATCTTCCGACCAATCAGATGCATGAGACTTTTCCGTGCAGTACATTGAGAATCCTTCCGATGTATAAAAAATAAAAATAAGTAAAATAAACGTTATGTATATTATTTCATGGAATGGTCCGTGGAGTAATTAATAACAATGGCTAATTATAGGAGATAATA